CTAGTCGTCACGGCAGACCACCCAGTGCAGTTGATCATCGTTGACGAGCATGTGGCACATGCCCTTCTTGTGAGTTGCCCGCACCATCGACGGGAATTTCACAATGACCGAACCGTTCAACGCGAAGTCGGCTGCCTTGCTCAAGGTCGCGTTCATCCGCAGGTAGCCGTCGTCGTAGTCCGCCTCGCAGATTTCGACGACCCCGTCGAACAGGTCTTCCTTCATCGCAGAGAACTCCTTTTCTCCAGCGGGGATGAGATCCCGAAGGTTGCGGCGAACCCCTTCAGCATCCCAGAAATGCCCACGCTGCCTGGCGAACGCCTTCCGGTATCGATCGGGCAGGTCACTGAGATCGGCAACCGGAGTTCCCAGGTGCTCGGCGAGAGCGGCAAACATCTGTGTGGTGTAGCCGGATTCGAGTGCAGGATCGGGCGACTCGGGAACTTTCGGTGTGGGCTTCCATGGCAGCGAAGAAGACCCCAAATGAAGTTTGCCGCCGTTGATCCTGCCTTCGGCTAGCGGCAGGTTGGTGAACAAATCTGGTTGCTCCTGCGGGGCGGCACCGTCGGCGAGTAGATCCCGGTCGTTGCTGTTTGACCACAGGATCGCTTTCAGCCATTGCCCCACAGCGGACGGCACTTTCCCTACATCGTGCACATTGATGTTGGCCACCGTGAGCTGCTCTTGGAACGTAGCGAGGGCGTCGACGCCTATGGGGTCACAGAGTTCTTCAACTTTGCTGGTGTCCAGATGATTGTGGAAGTCCCGGGCTTTCCAATCGGGCAGTTTCCTGTCCCCGTTGAAAAACCGTACGAGGTCGGTCTCGTTGATCCCGGCCCACACTCCGACCGTGATCGACGTCTTTCCAGGTTCCCGCTTCTTCTCGTGCGCGGACGTTTCGACAAAGACGGTTTCCTTATCCATCACCGCGTCGAAGAAGTCCTTCATGAACCCCTTCTTTGTCCGGGCGACTCCCGACATGAAGGGTTGGACGGTTCGGCAGAAAGCGCCCAGCGCATAGCGAGGGTCTGCATTTGCTGCCATCTCGTCTCCTCTCCGTCTTCTGCAGTCTTGTCTCGTCTCGGGTGCCAGCGACTCGTTTTCCTATCGTGAAAACAGGTTTAGAAACCGAGTGCAGTCCTTGGGACGAAGATATGTCGATTCTACCTCGGCGTGCACGTTTCTAAACATCAAGTACACGAACGTGTCGCGAGGAGGTGAACAGGGACATGGGAACCCGTAACACGAAGCAGACGTCTCGACCGGTCGCCAAGAAGGCGTCCGCACTGCTGCGCGACGGTCGCACCTCGGCCAAGACGAAGTCGGTCGCAGCCTCGGCGCTGGCTCAGGCCAAGCCGCGTAAGGGCAAGTAGCCCTCACGGCTGTCCTGCTGGCCAGACGTCAGTCGGCAGGACAGCCCAACCGCTGTGGCGGTCAGAGCCGTACCGGTCACCGGCCGGCCGCCCTTCCTCCTACACCCGCATGCGTTTTTCAACCGTATTCGGGAGACCTCCGTTGAGCGCTTGATGGGCACCACCTGTATCCGGGTTCACCCCGGGTCGGGTCGGTGCCCGTCACTGTTTCCGCTCAACACCACGGTCTCTCGCCGGTTGCCCTCAACGAGGTCTCCCTTCGCAAGAAGGGAAGCCCTCACGTGGCATTCAACAATCAATTCACTGTCCCGTACCTGACCCCCAGGGGCAACACCATCGACCTACCCGTCCCTGACCTGCCCGACAGCGAAGAACTGCGTGCCCAGCTGCGCGATCCGGCTTCGCGTCCGAAGTGGGCTCGCGCCTACCTCGACGACGTGTACGCCGAGTACCGCGAGCTGGACAATCGCCGCCGCTCCGACATCTCCGTCGACCAACCCGGCCACGGTGATGACGACGAGCGTGGCGGGCTGGGCGCGGATTACTTCGCCTCGGACGATCCGGACTTCACCGCGCAGGTCGAGGCCAACTTGGCGGTGGTCGAACTGCTGAGTCCGCTGACTGCGACGCAGCGCGAGTACATCGAGCTGCATGTGCTCCACGGCGACCGGTTCACCGAGATCGCCGCCGACAAGACCGGCGCAGGCCAGCCGACCAGTGCCGATGCGGTGCGTAAGGCCGTCTCGCGCGGCCTGGCCCAACTGCGCAAAACACTCACCGAGTCGTAGGCCGTCCGGTTTCGGTGCGTCCCATGCCTGACAGATGCAAGGCACTCCCTTCACTAGCCCGGTGATGGGGCGTACCACCACTCACATGGAAGGAAACCCGGATGCCCACCAAGCTCAAGATCAAGATCGCCAAGCATCCCAGCCCGGCTGCCGCACTCGCTGCAAAAGAAATCCGCCCCAGCAGGCGGATGCTGCGCGCGATCTTCGGCACCAGCCGACCCCAGCACCGCATGGCCGTGCTCCTGCCCGGCTCCGAAGCCTCCACCGTCGAGGTGCGTGTCGCCGACACCGACGACGACCTGATGGCGCTGGCCGACGCGGCAGGTGTCACCCGCGAGGGCGGTGATAACCGATGATCCCGGTGAGTGACGCGAACAGGTTCATTGGCGCGCTGAACCGGATCGCCGAAGGCGTCACCATGCTCGCCGCCGCAATTGAGGAGACCGCGTGGGAGGGGTTCGAGGATCACGCCGGGATGTCCGGCGCTCGTCCGATCGCCGCCGCCGGGCTCGCACAACCCGACCTGGAGCAGGCCGCCGCTGAGTACGAGGCCGCCCACCGACAGGCACCCGAACCGGCACCTGAGCCGGAGTCGGTGTCGCTGGCGCAGGTGCGTGGAGTGCTCGCCGGGCTCTCCAGCCAAGGCATGACCGAGCAGGTGCGTGGGCTGATTGTCGCCACCGGCGCGGACAAGCTGTCGGCGGTTGACCCGGCGAAGTACGGGTGGCTGCTGGCCAAGGCGAAGGAGCTGTCCGATGCCTGACCAGCATGCGCTGCTCTCGGCGTCGGGTTCGCACCGGTGGCTCAACTGTCCACCCAGCACCGTCCTCGAATCCCGTGAGCCGGATTCTCCGTCGGATGCTGCCGAGCAGGGCACCGTCGCACACGCGCTGGCGGAGTGGAAGCTGCGGCGTTCCCTCCACCAAGCGCCGACCTTCAAACCCGAATCTGACTGGATCGACGACGAGATGGAGAACCTGACCGACGACTACGTCGCCTTCGTCCAGGAACACATCTCACTGGCACGGGAGACCTGTGGTGATCCGCAGGTGTTGATCGAGCAGCGCCTCGACTTCTCCCATGTGGTGCCGGGCGGTTTCGGTACCGGCGACTGTGTGATCATCGCCGAACCCAAGCTGCAGATTATCGATCTGAAGTACGGGCAGGGCGTCCTGGTCGAGGCCGAGCGCAACCCGCAGCTCATGCTCTACGCGCTCGGAGCCGTCCACGCTTTCGGGGACTTGTATGACATCACCGATGTTGCGGTGACGATCTACCAGCCCCGGCGAGGCAACGTCGACACCTGGGAAACCTCCGTCGCAGAGCTCCTCGCGTGGGCTGAGACCGAGGTGAAGCCGAAGGCCGAGTTGGCTGCGGCGGGCGGGGGCGAGTTCTGTCCCGGCTCGTGGTGCCAGTTCTGCCGCATCGCACCGACGTGCCGAGCACGCGCCGAAGCCAACCTCGCGCTCGCCCAGCACGAGTTCGCCCCACCGGCCGAGCTGTCCGGCAGCGAGATTGCGGACGTGCTGACAAGGATTCCACAGCTCAAAACGTGGGCTGCGGATGTGGAGGCCTACGCGCTCTCGCAGGCGGTGAACCAGGGCAAGCACTGGGATGGTTTCAAGCTCGTCGCCGGACGGTCTGTCCGCAAGTACACGGACGAGAACGCCGTCGCCGAAGCGGCTGAAGCTGCCGGGTACGCCGACATCTACGACCGCAGACTCATCACGCTCACTGCGATGGAACGGCTCATGGGCAAGAAGACCTTCAACGAGGTGCTCGGCGACCTCGTGGTCAAGCCCGTGGGTAAGCCGACGCTCGCGCCTGACACCGACAAACGACCCGCGCTGGAAATCCACAGCGCACAAACCGAATTCACGAAAACAGAAAGCAGGTAACAACCTTGTCAACCAACAACCCCACCCGCGTCGTCACCGGCGAAGTCCGCCTCTCCTACGCTCACGTGTGGGAGCCGAACTCCATCCAGGGCGGCAAGCCCAAGTACTCCGTGTCGCTGATCATCCCGAAGGCCGACACCACCACCATCACAGCTATCGAGAAGGCCATCGACGCGGCGATCGACGCCGGTACGGCCAAGTTCGGGGGCAAGCGGCCGAACAAGGCGGCTCTGAAGCTGCCGCTTCGTGACGGGGATACCGAGCGTGACGACGAAGCCTACGCCAACAGCTTCTTCGTCAACGCCAACAGCCTCACTCCGCCGCAAGTTGTGGACGAGAACGTCTCTCCGATCCTTGACCGTTCCGAGGTGTACTCGGGTTGCTACGCCCGCGTCTCCCTGTCGTTCTACGCGTTCAACACGAACGGGAACAAGGGTGTGGCGTGCGGGCTGGGCAACATTCAGAAGATCCGCGACGGTGAACCCCTTGGCGCAGGCCGCGTCTCCGCTGAGTCCGACTTCGGCGCGCCGGCCGACGACTTCCTCAACTAAGGAGCTGAATCATGAGTGACTGTTTCAACGCCATCACCCTCGCCGTGTGGGTCTACGTCCTGATCCCGTTCTGGATGGTCTGGGGCTACTACTGGATTAAGGACAAGCGGGCCAAACGCCGCGAACGTCAGCGCATCGATGAGCTGATCGCCAAGGAGAAGGCCGAGCTCGACAGGATGAACGCCACCTACAACCTCGACCCGAAGTAACACCCCAGCAGTGAGGGAGCCACCAAACACCGGTTGGCTCCCTCACCTTCGCCTACCCGACTGTCCAGGAGCCCTGATGCGCCAGATCGCTATCGATATTGAAACCTTCAGCCCAGCACCCCTAGCGAAAACCGGCGTCTACCCGTATGCCGAACACCCCGACTTCCGCCTCCTCATCTTCGGCTACTCGATCGACGGCGGCCCGGTGGAAGTCGTCGATCTCGCCAGTGGTGGTGGGCTGCCCGACGAGGTGCTCGCAGCATTGGTGGACCCGGGCGTGGTCAAGTGGGCGCATAACGCCGCCTTCGAGCGGGTCGCGCTCTCCGCGTGGCTGCAGCGTCATCACCCCGAGCTGTTGGCGGCCGGGTTTCTTGACCCGAGCCAGTGGCGCTGCACGATGGTGTGGTCGGCTTACCTCGGTCTGCCGATGAGCTTGGATGCGGTCGGTACGGCTCTTGACCTTGACGTTCAGAAGGATACGGCGGGTAAGCGGCTGATCAAGCAATTCTGCACGCCAGCCACACCCAGCGTGCTCAACGGTGGCGGCACCCGTAACCTGCCCAGCAGCGACCCGACCGGCTGGGCACAGTTCATCGACTACAACCAGCGCGACGTCGAGGTCGAACTCGCGCTCCACGACCGGCTCTCATCGTTTCCGATTCCCGAAGCCGAGTGGGACGCCTACGCCCTGGATCAACGCATCAACGACACCGGCATCCTGCTCGACCACACCCTCGCAGACGCTGCCGTCACCCTGGACGACCAGCATCGTGCCGCCACGTTGGCGCGGGCGCGGGAGTTGACCGGGTTGGAGAACCCGAACTCACCGATCCAGTTGAAGGAATGGCTCACCGCCCACGGCTGCGAGATGTCGTCCTTGGCGAAGGCTGATGTCGAAGCCGCCCTCGAGTCCGCCACGGGCAAGGTCAAAGAAGTCCTGGAGCTGCGCGGCGACCTCGCGAAATCCTCGGTGAAGAAGTACCAGGCGATGCATAACGTTACAGGCACGGACGGTAGGGCACGCGGCCTTATCCAGTTCTATGGAGCGGGACGCACCGGACGGTTCGCCGGACGCCTCGTCCAAGTCCAAAACCTGCCCCGTAACTACCTGCCCGACCTCGACCAAGCCCGCGCCCTCACCCGGCAGGGCAACCTCGACGCCCTTGAACTGCTCTACGACTCCGTGCCAGACACGCTGTCCCAGTTGATCCGGACAGCGTTCATCCCCAGTGCCGGGTGCCGGTTCATCGTCACCGACTACTCGGCGATCGAAGCCCGCGTCATCGCCTGGCTCGCCGGAGAACACACCACCCTCCAAGCCTTCGAGCAGGGCAAGGATCTGTATTGCGCGACCGCGAGCCGCATGTTCGGCGTCCCCGTCGAAAAACACGGCATCAACGCTGAGCTGCGCCAGAAGGGGAAGATCGCCACGCTGGCCTGCGGTTACAACGGCTCCGTCGGAGCGCTCAAGGCGATGGGTGCCCTACGGATGGGGCTGGCCGAGCACGAACTCAAACCCATCGTCGACGCCTGGCGGGCAACCAACCCCAACATCGTCCAACTCTGGGCCGACGTCGAGCAGGCCGCACTCGACGCCATCACCACCCGCCAGGCTGTTCGGCTGCGCAACCTCAGCTTCACTGCCGAGTCCGGCATCTTGTTCATCACCCTGCCCTCTGGTAGGCGGCTGGCCTACGTGAAGCCCCAGCTTGGTGAGAACCGGTGGGGCGGCACCTCCATCACCTACAGCGGTGTCACGACCGGACGCAAGTGGGGGCGGCTGGAGACCTACGGCGGGAAACTCGTCGAGAACATCGTCCAAGCAGTCGCTCGTGACCTCCTCGTCCACGCCATGACACTCGTCGCCGAGGCCGGGCATCGGATTGTCATGCACGTCCACGACGAAATCGTCATCGACGAACCCGAGGACTCCGGCTTCACCATCGCCGATGTCTGCCAGCTCATGACGACCCCACCCGACTGGGCAGCAGGACTGCCACTCGACGCCGACGGGTACGAGTGCGACTACTATCGCAAGGACTGACCGCAGTGTTCTACTGCTTCCGGTGTGACCGATCGAGGCGTTTATGGACGTAGGAGAAGGTTCCGAAAGCGTCGAGGAACTCGTCCGGCATTTCCTGTGATCCCTGCCGCGTGCGATGCGCGCGTGGATTGCGGAAATGCCCGTGAATACCGATCAGGAGGTTCTTGAATCCTTCCTGCTCGGAACGGTCGGAGTCATCCTTGTAATCATTGATTATTATTAGCGGTTCTTGGTTTCTTGACCCGAATGTTTCGTGAAATAGTGCGGCTCCATCTTGAGTGAGCCCAGTCATAGAGCGAATGCGATCAGGGATGGATTTTGCCGCTTCACTAATTGCATGGAAGAGCGACTGGTGGATGAGTTCCTGATTGCAGTATTGCAGGAGGGTTGAATGGCAGTTTCGATACTCAAGCTGGCGCTTCAAGCTGTTAGTCAGCGCCTCCACCTCGTCTAGGGAGCGTGGTGGCTGCGCCAATCTGCTGACTTTCCCCTGATCGTTGACCTTGAGCTTGTGCATCGCCAGTACAGCATTGATTTGCTCTCGAAGTTCGTGCCAACGCTCCCGCTGGCCTGGCTGGGCGTAAATGGAAGGATTCAGGGCCTCGGTGATGAAGCGTATGACGATATTTCCCGCTCCCTGCTTAGCTTGAATGTTGCTAAGCGCGATTGCCAAAGACTCGCGTTTGTTATTTCCATCCTGAAGTACAAAATCCCCACAGCGTTGCAATGCCTGCCTCAGTTCAGAGCCTGTTAGTCCTGGTGCATCAGTTTGGGCAAGAACATCAGAGATTGCAGTGATGAGCGCGGTAGGAAATGGAGTCATTTTGTGAACCATCGCGCCGCCTTTCTGTGAACAACTCTACCGCGAGGTCGTACGAAGTTACTCGCTGTCTGCGGCTCCAGCACCACCCGAGGCTCTCCGCGCAATCGACTTTGGGTTGACCCGTCCGGATTCGCCGGTCCGCGGGGGCGTATGGGCGAGAGCCTTCCTCACGCCGCGTCCGGTTTCGGTGCCTGCCGTGCCTGACAGGTGAGAGCCTGGCGCATCCCGCGCCCGCGATTGTCTACCCGGCTCTCAGAAAAGGAGCCGGTCATGGCTACCGCGCTACAAGCGTTCACCAACCACGAGTTCGGCACGATCCGAACCATCACCTCGGGCGGGCAGATCCTGTTCTGCGGCCGGGATGTGGCCACCGCCCTCGGCTACGCCAACCCGAGCAAGGCACTCCAAGATCATTGCAAGGGGGTTCCGTTTCGTTACCCCCTTGAGACGCCTGGTGGCATCCAGCAGGTCAGGTTCATCAGCGAAGGTGACCTGTACCGGCTGATCGTCTCCTCCAAGCTGCCCGCCGCCGAACAGTTCGAGGCGTGGGTGTTCGACGAGGTGTTGCCGTCGATCCGCCGTCACGGCGTGTACGCCATTGACGAGCTGCTCAATGATGATGAGTTCTTGGAGCGGGCGATCGCCACCCTGCGCGTCGAGCGGGCCAAGCGGCTCGCCGCCGAACAAGCCCTGCTGGAGGCGGCACCGAAGGTGTCCTATTACGACGTGGTGCTGGCATCGCCGTCGCTGATCACCACCACCGAGATCGCCAAGGACTACGGCCTGTCGGCGAAGAAGCTCAACCAGATTCTGCGCGAGGAGCAGGTGCAGTTCCACCAGTCCGGCCGCTGGTTCCTCTACGCGCGCTTCGCTGAGCAGGGCTACACCCAGTCAAAGACGCACGAGTACGACGAGGGCAAGACCCGCACCCACATGTACTGGACGCAGAAGGGACGCCTGTTCATCTACGACCTGTTGAAAAACACCCGCAGGCTGCTGCCGGTAATCGAGCGTGAAGGCGAGGACGCCAGATGACCACCACCGCGCTTCTCGATAGCGGAATCCCGACCAAGAACATCGAAGGATACCCTGACCCCACCTGCTACAAGGCACTGAAAGCGATCCAGCGCGCCGAGTACGGGTACCGACCGCTGGTGTACATCTGCTCCCCGTACTCCGGCGATGTGGAAGCCAACCTCAAGCTTGCCCGCCGCTTCAGCGCGTTCGCTGTCTCCGCGCGGCAAATTCCGTTGGCCCCGCACCTGCACTACCCGCAGTTCATGGACGACACCGACCCGGATGCCCGTGAGCTGGCCATGTTCTTCAACCGCATCCTGCTTTCGAAGTGCGAACAACTATGGGCCTACATCGGCCGGGTCAGCGCGGGGATGCGCGCCGAAATCGACTGGGCCCACCAGATGGACCTCCCCGTCCGCTTCTTCGACGCCGACTTCCAGGAGGTGCACCCCGCATGACCCCGTTCACCCTATGTGCCGCCACCAGTAGCGGCAATGCGCACAACAACCACTACCCGAACCACCACCACATCACCGACCAGACGGGACTAGGGCAGGTGACCCAGTTGGATCATGTCGCCGCCACCTACACCGGCGACCGGCGCTCCTCTGCGAGCTTCATCTCCTCGGACTGTGTCGTCATGGACATCGACAACGACCACACCGACAACCCCGCCGACTGGATCACATCGGAGACCCTCGGCGAGCTCATGGCGGGTGTGGTGTTCATGACCGCCACCAGCCGCAACAACCAGAAGCCGAAGGGCGCACTGTCGGCCAGGCCGCGCTTCCACGTCTACTTCCCGATCAACCCGGTGACGGACGCGGAGGTATATGCGGGGTTGAAGCGCCGCCTCGCGACCCGGTTCGGGTTCTTCGACTCGCAGGCGTTGGATGCCGGCAGGTTCATCTACGGCACCATCAACTCCCACATCACCGTCCACGACGGTACGAAGCTACTGGATGCCTGGCTGGACGAGGCCGACGAGATCGACGTGTTCGCCGCGTTCGATGCTTCGACTCAGGTGATCGGGGAAGGCTCCCGCAACGCCATCCTCTCCCGCTTCGCTGGCAGGGTGCTGATCCGTTACGGGCAGACCGCCCAAGCGCGGGACTTGTTCGATCGGAAAGCATCCCTGTGCGAGCCGCCACTGTCGGATCACGAGTTGGAGTCGATCTGGGGCTCGGCGTGCCGTTTCGCCGCCAAGGTTGAGGCGCAGCCGGGGTATCTGTCGCCGGAGGCGTATGCGGAGCTGACGAGCCTGCGGCCGGATGATCTCACCGATGTGGGGCAGGCGACGATCCTGGCTGGCGAGTACGCGGGACGGATCTGCTATTCGCCGGCGACCGCGTGGATGGCCTACGAGAACGGGGTGTGGGAAGAAAACGAACCCAAAGTCCAGCACGTCGTCCAAGAACTCACCACCCGCCAACTCGAACAGGCTCAGACCGAACTCGACCAGGTGACTGAGCGTGCCGGGGAACTCGGGGTGACCGCGATGTTGGTGGCGATGAGCAAGACCAAGGCGCTGGCGGCGTTTAGCCGAGAGCAGGCGCGGGCCTACCACCAGATGGTCGCAGTCCAGGAGTGGATGAAGTTCATCTACAAATGCCGCTCAGACCGCACCATCCTCGCCGTCATGCGCCAAGCCCGACCCCTCGCGCTCATCGACCCGCAGGTCTTGGATGCCGACCCGTACCTGCTCAACACCCCCTCGGCGACGTTCGACCTGCGCGACGGCAGCCGTCGCGACCACGACCCGTCCGACATGGTCACCAAACAAACCGCCGTCGACCCCACCGATCAGGGCAAGCAGATGTGGCTCGACGCGCTCAACGTCACCTTCGGCGGCGACGCGGAGTTGATCGGGTACGTGCAACGCGTCTGCGGGCTGGCCGCGATCGGGAAAGTGCTCATCGAGGCGTTGATCATTGCCTACGGGGACGGCCGCAACGGCAAATCCACGTTCTGGAACACGATCGCCCGCGTGCTGGGCAACTACTCCGGCTCGATCTCGGCAGACGCGCTTACCGTCGGGGTGCGGCGCAACGTCAAACCCGAACTAGCCGAAGCACGCGGAAAACGTCTGCTGATCGCGGCCGAGACCGAGGAAGGGATGCGGATATCGACCTCGAATGTGAAACAGCTGGCCTCCACGGACGAAATCTCGGCGGAAAAGAAATTCAAAGACCCTTTCGCCTTCACGCCCTCCCACACCCTCATCCTCTACACCAACCACCTACCCAGGGTGGGGGCGATGGATGCCGGTATTTGGCGGCGGCTGATCGTCATCCCGTTCGAAGCGAAAATCGAAGGATCTAGCGACATCAAGAACTACGCCGACTACCTCTATCAGCACGCTGGCGGGGCGATTCTGGCGTGGATCATGGACGGCGCACGCCTCATCCACACAGAGGACTACCACCTCAACCCGCCCCGGCAGGTCGTGGAAGCGTCAGCGGCATACCGGGAAGACAATGACTGGTTCACCCAATTCCTCGAGGACTCCTGTGACGTCGACCCTGGCCTGTCAGAGCGTGCGGGCGATCTCTACCAGACCTACCGGGCGTGGGCACAAAACACTGCCGGGTGGGCTCGTCCAATGATGGATTTCAACTCCGCCGTCGAACAAGCTGGTTATGTGCGCAAGAAAACCAGAAACGGCATGTTCGTCCACGGTTTAGCCATCAAATCCGAATTCGACACTACCCACTAAGCCACTGCGTGTGACGACCGATGACGATCAGTTCTATACCCCGCGTAAGGAAAATACAGAGTGTATTTCTCTATATAAAAGGTATGGATTGACTCGTCACCGGTCGTCACCCCACAAGAAAAACCTTTGAGGAAAAACGACCATGAACGAACACCACATCGAACAAGCCCTGAAACACGGCGTTGAGGCGGCTGGCGGGATCTGCTGGAAACTCGTCAGCCCCGGCACCAATGGTGTCCCAGACCGCATCTGCATCATGCATGGACGCGTCGTCTTCGTCGAACTGAAAGCACCCGGACGCCAACCCCGCCCCATCCAAGCGCGCCGCATGAAGCAACTGACCGATCACGAGATGGCCGTGCTCATCGTCGACAGCCTGGCTGGCGTTGAGGAGGTGCTCGATGCATTATCAGCCGCATAACTACCAAACCCAGGCCACCCGGTTCATCGAGACCCACCCGCAGGCTGCGATCCTGCTCGGGATGGGACTCGGCAAGACCGTGATCACCCTGACCGCGATCTGGAACCTGCTGCTGGATTCCTTCCAAGCCCGCCGCGTGTTGATCATCGCACCACTGCGGGTGGCTCGTGACACCTGGCCTGCTGAAGCCCGGAAGTGGGATCACCTCGCGGGGCTGACGATCGCTATCGCTGTCGGCACCAAGACCGAGCGGCTGGACGCGCTCGCACGGGATGCGATGGTGACGGTCATCAACCGGGAGAACGTGCCGTGGCTGGTCAAACAGTTCGATGGCACGTGGCCGTTCGACATGGTCGTCATTGACGAACTGAGCTCCTTCAAGAATCATCGGGCTCAGCGCTTCAAAGCCCTCGCCACCGTCCGCCCACGGATCGCGCGGATCGTGGGTCTGACTGGCACGCCAGCCTCGAATGGGTTGATGGATTTGTGGGCGCAGTTCCGGCTCCTCGACGGCGGCCAACGCCTCGGCAGATTCATCACCCGCTACCGCGACAAGTGGTTCCTGCCGGATAAGCGCAACGGAATGCAGGTGTTCACGTACAAGCCGAGGGCAGGCGCTGAGGAGGAAATCTACGACGCTATCGCCGACATGACGTTGTCGATGCGCACCACCGACCACCTCCAACTGCCCGCGTTGACGGTCACCACGACCGCCGTCGCCTTGGATGGTGAGGAGCGGGCGGTGTATGAGCGGTTGCGAGATGAGATGGTGCTCGACCTCGACGGGCAGATCGTCGACGCGGCGAACGCCGCCGCCCTTTCCGGCAAGCTCTTGCAGCTCGCCTCGGGAGCGATCTACGACGAAGACGGCGAGGTCATCGAGGTGCACGACCGCAAGCTCGACGCGCTCGAAGACCTCGTGGAGGCCGCCAACGGTCAGCCCCTGCTGGTGGCGTACTGGTACCGACACGACCTGCAACGAATCACCGAACGATTCCCACAGGCTCGCGAACTCAAGACCAGTAGCGACATCGAGGCGTGGAATGCCCGTCAGATTCCGCTCGCGCTGATCCACCCAGCCTCCGCCGGGCATGGCCTGAACCTCCAAGCCGGTGGCAACCTGCTCGTCTGGTTCTCTCTGACCTGGAGCCTCGAGCTTTACCAACAGACGAATGCCCGGCTGTATCGGCAAGGCCAGTCCGAGCCGGTGACGATCACGCATCTGGCCACCACCGGAACCCTCGACGACGCCGCCCTATCAGCCTTGGAGTCGAAGAACCTGACGCAGTCCGCGCTGATCGATGCGGTCACTCACGAACTACACACCTCGAAGGAGCACACCGAATGCATGTCATGACCCGATACTTAGACACCCGCAAGGCCGCGATCGCCGCCCTGCAGGATTACCCACTCATGGAGCACGCCGCAGGCGACACCAGCCACGTGGCAGATCAGCTTCGGGAGGATCTCGTCCACCCAGCCTCGCCCAGGTTGGATGGCCTGCCGCGCTATGTGAATCCGCACGGTAACGAAAACAGGATTGCTGCGACGTTGGACAAGATCGACCTGCTCGCCGAACGCCAACGCCAAGCCCGCGAATACCTCGACTGGTTCCTCCCAGCCTGGGGACTCCTGTCGGAGGATGACAGGTTTGTGCTCGAGGCGTTCTTCCTCGGCGACGGCCCGCAGGAGGATGCGGTGAACCTGGTGTGCGACCACTTCTACGTAGAACGCTCCACCGCGCACCAGAAGAAGTCACGGGCGCTGGGGCGGTTGGCGACGGCGTTGTATGGGCCAAGTGGTTTGTGAACCCACCCGATAAAAGGTGTCGGCAAACGCGGATGACTTGCCCCAAACCAGCCCGTAACGTAGTAAGCGGTTGACAACTAGGTCAAGACCCCCAGACGCATCCTCGGTAGCCCGTCTGGGGGTCTTGCCGTATTTGTGGGAGGTGGGTGTGGTGCCGAGGAAACCGAAACGCCCCTGCTCCCAACCCGGCTGCCCAGAACTCACCGACCACCGCTTCTGCCCGGCTCACGCTCGTGCAGAAGACGAGCGGTACCGGACGTATCAGCGTGACCCTGCGATCAACAAGCGCTACGACCACCGCTGGCGCAAAATCCGCAACACCTACATCCAAGCCCACCCGTTGTGCGAACACTGCCAAGCGAACGGGCGCGTCACGCCAGCCCAGGAGGTTGACCACATCATCCCGCTCGAGCGCGGTGGCACCCATGACGAGGCGAACCTGCAAGCGCTGTGCAAGCAGTGCCACTCATCCAAGACCGCCCGCGAGGACGACCGATGGCGGCAACAACCCAGGGTTTACAGCTACTGAGAACGCGCGTAAGCCCGCGTAACGCGCCGAGGTTTGCGACCCTCAACGATGCCCACCTGCACGGTGTTCGCCGTTCTCGGGGCAACGTCGCAGCGTTGTGCGAGGGGTAGGGGGCATCGGATCTCTACCGCGCTCGGGTTCCTCAGCGGGCGGGGCCAACCGCGCACAAAGTCCCCGAATCAAACGGGGTATTGACCCCGTCCCAAGAATTCTTCTGCACCAGCGAGCGAAATTCGGCCTCCACTCCAAGGCCACGACGGCCACGGAAAGGAGGTACACCATGGCAAAAGACGGCACCAACCGTGGCGGACGCCGCGTGAGAGCAGGCGCAAAACCAGACGCGCTGAATGAGAAGCTTGCTGCAGGCCGCCCCGCCACACGGCTCACCACACCGGCCGAGCTCGATGTGTTCGACCTGGACGGCACCGACATCGGCGATGGTGCGGTGCTTGCGGGCGAGCCGATGCCTGAACCGGACGAGTACCTGAGCGCGGAGCAGCGCGACGGCAAACCACTCGGCGCGGACCTGGTGTACCGGGAGACCTGGAACTGGCTGGATGCGCGGGGCTGTACCAAGTTCGTCTCGAAGCGCCTAATTGAGCTGTATGCGCAGGCGTTCGCACGCTATGTGCAGTGTGAGCAGGCGATCAGCAAGTTCGGTCTGCTGGGTAAGCACCCCACCACGGGAGCTGCGATCGCCAGCCCGTTCGTAGCCATGTCGCAGTCGTTTGGGAAGCAGGCGAATGTGTATTGGTATGAGATTTACGAGATCGTGCGCGCCACCTGCACTACTGATTATTCGGGTGCGGCTCCTGGTGATGAGGTGATGGAGCGGCTGCTGAAAGCCCGCTCCTAAGCTTCGAATCATTTTCTTTTGCCTGTCCGTCTAGGGGCAGGCGTTTTTGTGTGGTCATGTCATGAAAGGAAAGTGCTGGTTGTGTTGAAGACTGCTGAGGCTGTGTGTATTGGTCATCCCGATAAGCTGTGTGACCTGGTTGCCGATACGATTCTCGATGACGTGCTGTTGGATGATCCGGCAGCCCGTGTGGCGGTTGAGGTGATGATTTCTGGTCACCGGGTGATTGTCGCTGGTGAGATTTCGTCGACGGTGCGTCCTCGTATCCGCCGATCGGTAAGGGACGCGCTAGTGCGGGCGGGTTATCGTCCGTGGCGGTTCCTCATCTTTGTGTGGGTGCGTCGCCAATCGGCAGATATCGCTGCAGGAGTTGCTAGGTCGTTGGAAGCACGCGGCGGTGATGATACCGCGTTCGCGTTGCAAGGGGCGGGTGACCAGGGCACTGTTTACGGGTATGCCACTAATGAGACCCCGCAACGTTTGCCGTTGCCGCTGGTGCTAGCCCACGAGATTTGCGCCCGCCTGGATAAGGCCCGCACGCAAGGAATCATCACTGGGATTAAGCCGGATGGTAAGGCTCAAGTGAGCGTGCGCTATGACGACACGGGTAGCCCGGTGGCCGTGGAGACGGTGGTGGTCTCGGTCCAACACGAAGCCACGAAAGACCTCGATGAGCTCGTGGCTGAGGTGACGTCGCTGATCGTGGCTCCAGCCTGCAAGCCTTACCGGCCGATTAGTGCTGACACCGAGATCCTCGTCAACCCCTCTGGCTCGTTCATGGTTGGTGGCCCGAAAGCTGACACGGGGCTGACCGGTCGCAAGCTCATGGTTGACACTTATGGCGGGCTGGCGGCTCACGGTGGCGGGGCGTTTAGCGGTAAGGATGCTTCGAAGGTTGACCGGTCGGCTGCTTACATGGCGCGGTTGATCGCTAAAACCATTGTGGATGCACGTCTTGCTGAGGAATGCCAGGTCGGGGTCTCGTATGCGATTGGGAAAGCTGATCCGGTCGCGTTCACTGTTGACACGTTCGGTACCGGCCAGCACCCAGACTGGCTACTCACCGCTGCTGCACGCGAGGTGTTCCCGCTACGCCCAGCAGCCATCATCGACCTGCTGCGGCTGCGGGCACCGGGCTACGCGAACTATTCGACTTATGGGCACCTCGGCTACCCGGGGCAAGCCTGGGAGGACACGTTTAGCCATATTGACTCGTTGCGAAAGGCGGTGACCACTCATGCTGGTCAAACCCATGCCCATCAGTGAACTGCGGCCTGCTGACTACAACCCGCGTAAAGACCTCCAGCCAGGCGATGCAGAGTATGAGAAACTCAAACGCTCACTGACCGAGTTCGGCTATGTCGAACCAGTCATCTGGAATAAGACCACGGGCAATGTGGTCGGTGGGCATCAGCGACTCAAAGTGCTCGCCGACCTTGGCCACACCGATGTTGACTGCGTGGTCGTCGAGCTTGATGAGACCCGCGAGAAGGCGCTGAATGTGGCGTTGAACAAGATCAGCGGCGAATGGGACGAGAACAAGCTGGCCCTGCTCATCGCCGACCTGGACGCGGCCGACTTTGATGCCGAGCTCACCGGCTTCGACGACGATGAAATCGCCCAGATGATAGGTTCCCTCGACGATGACGAGGTCACCGATGACGGCTTCGACCTCGCCGCCGCTCTTGAGGCCGCATCGTTCGTCCAGCGCGGGGACATCTGGACCGTCGGCAGACACCGGCTGGTCTGCGGGGACGCCACCAACCCCGGTGATGTCACAGTGCTCATGGACGGCAAGAGCGCGAACCTGGTGCTCACCGACCCGCCCTACAACGTGGCCTTCGAGTCCTCCGACGGGCTCACGATCAAAAACGACGCGATGAAGGCCGACTCCTTCTACGAGTTCCTGCTCACAGCGTTCACCAACATGGCGGGTGTCCTCGACAAGGGCGGGTCGGCGTATGTGTTCCACGCCGACACCGAAGGGCTAAACTTCCGCAAAGCGTTCATCGACGCCGGGTTCAAACTTTCCGGATGCTGCATCTGGGTCAAAGACTCCCTCGTGCTGGGACGCTCGCCGTACCAGTGGCAGCACGAACCCGTGCTCTACGGGTGGAAGCAAGGTGCCAAGCACAAGTGGTTCGCTGACCGGAAACAGACCACGATCTGGAACTTCGCCAAGCCGCGAAAGAATTCCGACCACCCGACGAGCAAGCCGCTGGACCTACTGGCCTATCCGATCCGCAACTCCACCCAGACAGGCGCGATCATCCTCGATATCTTCGCTGGCAGCGGCTCGACCCTGATGGCAGCAGAGCAGACCGACCGCATCGCATATTGCATGGAGCTCGACGAAAAGTACGCCTCGGTGATCCTGCGCCGCTACGCCGACGCGACCGGGGACGCAGCCGGGATCACCTGCCAGCGCGACGGCACCCAGTACACGTACCTGGAACTGGTCAAACAGGTCGACCGCGACTGCGAATAAACCCCGGAAATGCAGGCAAAACAGGGGCGTGAAAATGAGCCGCTGATCAGGGCAAAAACGACTGGATAAGCGGAAAAACCTATGGCTGTATGTACATGACCACAACACCCCCACACCTGGGGGAACCGAGCGAAAAGGACTGGTCATGAGTGAATTACACATCGAAATCAGCGAGCTCATCGCAGCCGGAGTCAACGTGTCCGACCCCGAGGAAACCCTGCGGATTGCCACAGCACGCGGCTACCAGCTGGTGGTGCGTGTGATCGAGTACGACCCGACGCGTTTCCTCACCATGGTGGCAGCCTGGTTCGAGCAGGAGGTCGTGGCATGAGCATCCTCGCCTTCACCCCGCACAAAACGGGCAGGAAGAAGCTCGCCCAGCTTCTCGCCGACCACCTTGGCACCAAGGCCACCTACCTGGGCACACCCTCGTTTGCCTACGAGATCGCAGACACCACGCTGGATCGGGACTGGACCCTCTACCTGCCAGAGAGCATCGAGGCGCAGGCCGTGCTCGAGGCCGCCCACAAGGCGGGCTTTGAAACCGCCGACCCGGGCGAGGTAGCGTTGACGGTCACGATGCCCACCACCGGGTGGAGTGAGCGCACTCGCGCCAACCTCGAAGCGCTCCTAGCAGCCAAAGGGCCACTGATCGCCAAAGCCCTGGGCATCCCGGCCACACCCGTGCAGTTCAACGATGACCAGACGGTCTCGTTCCCGTGGTGTGAGTCGATCTCCCCGGAGACGGCACGCGAGGCGGTGATCCCGCTTGTAGCCGGGCTCTGCCAACGAGCCCAGGAGGCAACCCGGATCCGATCCACACCGCCTGCACCCGGCAACGACAAGTACACGATGCGCTGCTTCCTGCTCTCCCTGGGCTTCATCGGCCCCGAACACAAGCAGGCACGCCGCATCCTGCTGGCAGGCCTCGAAGGCGACGCCGCCTGGCGCACCCCAGCAAGTAAGAAGGAGAACCGGCCATGACTCCCGGCCAGCGGGTGCGCCTGATCGCCACCAGCGACCCGTACACGACGCTGCGCCCCGGCACGCTAGGCACCGTGGCGTTCGTCGACGACCTCGGCACCGTCCACGTCGACTGGGACACCGGATCGAATCTGGGGCTCATCCCGGGCGAGGACTCCTGGGAAACCCTACCCACCGAAGAGCCTGAAAAATAGCGGCTCATCAGGGCAAATAATGACTGGATAAGTGCCCGCACCTATGGCTGTATGTACATGACGAAGACACGCCACCTCAAGAGAAGGACACAGCCATGAACACCCAGACAAAGATGAGCATCGAAGAAGAAACCACCCAGCGCCTGGTCGAGAATGCGAACCGGCTCGGCTACATCATCGTCACCATCGACACCACAAACGACCTCGCGATCGAGATCCGCCCCGCAGCCCTCATGCCGTACATCCCGCCCTTGTACCGGGATTGGGAAACCGGCCAGTGGACAATCCAAACCACCTCATACGGCTGCCTCGACCCGGAAGAGATCGAAAAGGTCACCGACGGCTACCGACGCGCCATCGACATGGTCAGCGAACTGGCACCCCTGAACGCCCGCGACCTGGCCAACTACAGCATCACCCGCAACGCCTGACCCACTGGCACCCGGAAACCCTGCTACAAGCGGGGCTTCCCCTTCGTCACAAGCCTTGTTTCTCCACGGTTTTCTTAAGTGCTGTAGATCCCAAAAAATAGTGCCTGATCTGGGCAAATACGACTGGATAAGCGCCCACACCTATGGCTGTATGTACATGACAAAAGAACACCACCTGAGGAAAGGACAACAGCCATGAATACCACCGAGAAGCTCACCACCGAAGCCCTGCAAATGCGCGTCGACTCCTACGGGGCGATCCTCGCACACGGCAACTACGTGCTCGCCACGTTTGCCACCTGGACAAAGGACGAAGGGTTCGGCAATAACGCGCAGGTCTACCGACTGATCGAAGAACCGATCAACGGGTTTGGCCCAGACACGCGCGGTTTCAACGAATGCGGCCTGGAATTAGTTACCGAAGCCGACCACTTGTTTGCTGATGCCGGACACGCGATTGCCTGGACGCTCACCCACATCTAAACGCTCACCCAACCGTTCACACCGCCCGGTAAGCAATAACCTGCCTGGCGGTGTGGCTCGTTAGTGATATATCTGGCTAAAACTCCTCGCTGATTAGGCCGAATACGACTGGATATAGCCTGGCGGCTATGGCTGTATATACATGACCAAACAAGAACAAAGGAGAAGGTCATGAACAAGACAACCGCCAACCAGCTGCTACAGATCGCGAAGAACCACAGCTTCGAGATCGCCAACCGAGGCGACCTCGACCAGCGGATGAACGACTCCGAAGACTTCATCGAAGTCAGCGTCTGGGGGCTGAAAGCGATGCTCGCCGAAGCCTACAAACTCGGCCAACAACAAGCCCACTAACCCGGCCCCAAACCCGGCCTGGCAGCCCCATCACCTGGATGGGGCACCGCTCGTAGACCACGCCCCAACTCGTGGGGCTTTTCTTATGCCCACAGGAACGGAGGTGGGACACGATGCGACAACTGGACACCTACACGCCGACTCGGTTCATGGCTGACGGCTCCCGCTATGACAAGCGGAAGGCCGACTTCGCGGTCGCGTTCATCCAAGCCTTGAAGCACACGAAGGGCCGGTGGTCAGGTAAGCCTTTCCACCTTATTGACTGGCAGGAACAGATCATCCGTGACCTGTTCGGCACGGTGAAAGCTGATGGGTTCCGGCAGTTCACCACCGCCTACGTCGAGATACCCAAGAAGCAGGGCAAATCAGAACTCGCCGCTGCCGTCGCCCTGCTGCTCACGTGCGGGGATGGTGAGGAGCGCGCTGAAGTGTACGGCTGCGCTGCCGACCGGCAGCAGGCCTCGATCGTGTTCGAGGTCGCGGCCGACATGGTGCGTATGAGCCCCGCCCTGTCCAAGCGGGTGAAGATCCTCGCCAGCCAGAAGCGGATCATCTACAAGCCCACCAACTCCTTCTACCAAGTGCTCTCGGCGGAGGCGTACTCCAAGCATGGGTTCAACATCTCCGGTGTCGTCTTCGACGAGCTGCATACTCAACCGAATCGGGCGCTGTTTGATGTGATGACGAAAGGCTCAGGTGACGCGCGAACCCAGCCCTTGTATTTCTTGATTACGACGGCTGGCACCGACACGCACAGTATTTGCTATGAGCAGCACCAAAAAGCCGAAGATATTCTGGCAGGCAAGAAACACGACCCCACCTTCTATCCCGTCATCTATGGTGCTGATGCGGATGATGATTGGACTGACGAGAAGGTCTGGTTCAAAGCCAACCCGAGCCTGGATGTGACTGTTCCGATCGAGAAAGTGCGTGCCGCCTGTAATTCTGCTCGGCAGAATCCGGCTGAGGAGAACACGTTTAGGCAGCTGAGATTGAATCAGTGGGTGAAGCAGTCGGTGCGGTGGATGCCCATGCACGTGTGGAACCACAACAACGACCCCGTCGACCTCGCAGACCTAGAAGGCAGACCCTGCTACGGTGGCCTCGATCTGGCCTCGACGACCGACATCACCGCGTTCGTGCTCGTCTTCCCGCCCTACGGAGCCGACGATAAGTATCGGATCGCGCCGTGGTTTTGGATCCCCGAATACAACCTGCCACTACGTGTGGCTCGCGATCACGTGCCATACGACCTATGGAAACAGCAAGGGTTCCTGGAGACCACCGAGGGCAACGTTGTCCACTACGCCCACATCGAGCACCACATCGAAGACCTGGGTACCCGGTTTGATATCCGTGAGATCGCGTTCGACAGGTGGGGTGCGGTGCAAATGAGCCAAAACCTTGACGATGCTGGCTTCACCGTCGTCCCCTTCGGCCAAGGCTTCAAAGACATGAGCCCACCGTCCAAAGAACTGATGAAACTCGCCCTGGAAGGCAAGCTCGCTCATGGCGGCCACCCGGTGCTGGCCTGGATGGTCGACAACATTCACGTGCGCACCGACCCGGCAGGCAACATCAAACCCGACAAACAAAAATCCACGGAGAAGATCGACGGTGTGGTCGCCACGATCATGGCCCTAGACCGGGCGATCAGACGCGGCACCGGGCCTGTCAGCGAGTCCGTTTATGACACTCGAGGACTACTGATGTTATAGGTACCCTACGAATAGGTATAGTATTTGAAGATGGATAATACAGCCCCCCTTAACTTCGAAGAAGCATGCGTTTTAACCCAGGTGACCAATCGCCCCAGCAGGGAGCGCAGTTCGGTTAAGCACGGGGATCAATGCCGCATTAACAAGGGGCGTGAGCAGCTGCAACACGATCCTGTGGAGATTGATCTCATATGCCTTTACGTGAACGAATTCCTTGAGGCGCTTCGCATGGATCAGTGCGCAAATCCCCGCGTTGAACTACCTTCATTTCACTGCGATGAAGACCTGAGTTCCTACATAAAAGAGGCTATCTACAGTCCTATCTGCGCCAAAGGGGGAGATTGTAAGGATATGGTCTGGATGAAGTTCACGAAGGACGGGTATCTTGGTGTCGTAGCAATGAGTAATGATATCAATTTCAATATGCCAGAGCCGGGCCAGACAGCGAATACGTCTGGAATCATCATCCGCGAGCTTGGCAAAGAATGGGACAAGAGTTTTGTCCTCGTATTCCCCTTAATCAACTTCCCTGAAGGTATGGAGCGAGGCAGTATCGAGACCGGAATCGGAAACTTCTTGATCGACAAGGGCGTTCCGATCTTAGATTTCTACTCCCACAGATACTGAGCCAACATCTCGACCACAAAAGAGAGTCCTTGACTTTAAGGGCTCTCTTTATTTTTTTGGAGCAACACATGCGACTACCAGTTTTCATGCGAAAAAGAGAGACAGCTGCCAACCACCCACTGGACTCCAGCTATAGCTTCTTGTTTGGCCCGACGTCGTCTGGGCGGGCGGTGACGGAGCGTTCGGCGATGCAGATGACAGCGGTGTATTCGTGTGTGCGGATTTTGGCGGAGGCAATCGCGGGGTTGCCGTTGCACGTCTACCAGATCGAGACGGATGGGTCGAAGGTTAAGGCCACTGACCACTCTCTGTATCGGCTTTTGCATGACGAACCGAACCCGGAGATGACCAGCTTCGTGTTCCGGGAAACGCTCATGACCCACCTGCTGCTGTGGGGCAACGCCTACGCGCAGGTGGTGCGCAACGGCCGCGATGAGGTGATCGGGCTCTATCCGTTGATGCCCAACCGGATGACGGTCGGCCGTGATCTGGACACCAAACAGCTCTATTACGAGTATCAAACCTCGTGGGATGAACCGGCAGGCAGGTGGGAACGCGTCCGGCTCACACCCCAAGACGTGCTGCATATCCCAGGTCTTGGGTTTGATGGGCTGGTGGGCTATTCACCGATTGCGATGGCGAAAAACGCTATCGGCCTCGCCCAAGCAACCGAGGATTACGGAGCGAGTTTCTTTGCTAACGGTGCCGCACCGGGAGGCGTACTCGAGCATCCGGGCACGATCAAAGACCCCACCAGAGTGAGGGAGTCGTGGCAGGCCACGTTCGGTGGAGCCAAGAATGGTAACAAAGTGGCGGTGTTAGAAGAGGGCATGAAGTACACGCCGATTTCTGTCTCTCCGGAGCAGGCACAGTTTTTGGAGACGAGGAAGTTTCAGATCAACGAGATTGCCAGGATCTTTAGGATTCCACCGCACATGATCGGCGACCTCGATAAGAGCTCGTTTTCCAATATTGAGCAGCAGTCGTTGGAGTTTGTGAAGTACACGCTGGATCCGTGGGTGATCCGTTGGGAACAAGCCATCAACAAAACGCTACTCACACCGCGTGAGAAGCCTTCGGTGTTTGTGAAGTTCAACGTCGAAGGCTTGTTGCGTGGGGATTACGAGTCACGGATGAACGGGTATGCCACCGCCCGCCAGAACGGGTGGATGAGCGCGAATGATATCCGGGCGTTAGAAAACCTCGACCGGATCCCTGAAGACCAAGGCGGGGACGTGTATCTGGTCAACGGCAACATGCTCCCGCTCCCGATGGCCGGAGCCTACGCCACCACTGCAGACCCGGCTGCCGATACAGATGAGGCTTCTCGCCAGTCCTCTGATGGTGCTGGTGTGGAACACAGATGTGAAAGGAAGGTTATATGAGGCGGTTTTGGAACTGGGAACCAGATGGTTCCACAACTGATGACCCGGCTGGTGATCCTGGCCGGGTTTTGCGTATTAACGGGGCGATCGCTGAAGAATCATGGTTCGACGACGACATCACACCAGGCATCTTCGCCAATGAACTCAATGCTGGGTCTGGTCCGGTGACGATCTGGCTCAACAGCCCGGGCGGTGATGTGGTGGCTGCCGCACAGATCTACAACATGCTCATCGACTACCCAGGCACGGTGACCGTCAACATTGACGGCATCGCTGCCAGTGCTGCGTCCGTGATTGCCATGGCAGCATCTACCGTGGCTATGAGCTCGGTGTCGATGCTCATGATCCACAACCCAGCCACGATGGCGGTCGGCGATAAGGATGAACTCGCTAGAGCGATGTCGATGCTTGATTCGGTCAAAGAGTCCATCGTCAACGCCTACCAGCTCAAGACCGGGATGAGCCGGGCGAAGCTGTCCAAGCTGATGGATCAAGAGACCTGGATGGATGCGCGCGCCGCGATCGACATGGGTTTCGCCGACCAGCTGCTCACCGGCAGCCGCGACCCCATCTTCAACGCCGACAAGAAGCCCGACGAAGACGAGGACGAGCCCGAGTCTGACGAGCCGGACGATAAGCCGGACGAAGACGGGGAGGACGACGGCAAGCCTGCCAAGAAGGGGCCGCCGTTCCCGCCCAAGAAAAACCGCACCGGCGGTGTGGTGTTCGCCCGGCGCACCTCAGAGCAGCAGCTTGTCGCAGCCTGCACCCACCACCAGCCGGATGCCCCGCCCGGCACCCCTGTTTTGCCCGCTGGTTCTCGTGGTCGGCGGGTTGTTGATTTGTACGCCCAACTTACTAACCGAGCCCACTGAATGAAGGAGAACCCTCTTATGTCCACGATGACAATTTCTGACCTGCGTACCCGCCGCGCCGCAACCTGGGAGGCTGCGAAGGCGTTCCTCGATGAACGCCGCGATACCGCCACCGGTTGCCTGTCCGCCGAGGACGACCAGGCCTACGCCCGTATGGAGGCTGAGATCGACAAGCTCACCAATGAGATCGCCCGTAGTGAGCGCGCCCTGCGCCGCGACGCTGACCTCGCGAAGGCAACGAACATGCCGCTCACGTCCATGCCGGGTATGAATCCAGATGATGATGAGGCCAAGCCAACTACGCCGCGTGCGAGCGCTGCTTATAAGCGGGCGTTTTGGGATGCGATGCGCCTGAACGTCTCACCGATGGAGGTGCGCAACGCACTGTCCGAAGGCGTCGACACCGAAGGCGGATACCTGGTGCCAGACGAGTTCGAACGCACGCTGATCTCCTCACTTCAGGATCAGAACATCATGCGAGGCCTGGCCAAGGTCATCCAAACCACGTCCGGGGACCGTAAAATCCCAGTGGTTTCCACCCATGGCACGGCTGGGTGGCTTGATGAGGGCAAGCCCTATACCGAATCCGATGAAGCCTTCACCCAGGTGACGCTGAGCGCGTTTAAGCTCGGCACCTTTCTCAAGATTTCAGAGGAACTCTTGAACGATGCCGCGTTTAATGTCGAGCAGTATTTGGCCTCAGAGTTTGCTCGCCGGATCGGCGCTGCTGAAGAGGAGGCCTTCCTCACGGGTGATGGTAAGGGTAAGCCCACCGGCATCTTCGCCCCGGCCGGGGGCGGGGAGAAGACGGTCACCACCGCGAAGGCCACCGACATCAGCGCGGACGAGCTGATCGACCTGCACTACAGTCTGCGTGCCCCGTATCGCAAGAACGCGGTATGGCTGATGAACGACGCCACCGTCAAGACAGTGCGCAAGCTCAAGGATGGCAACGGCCAGTACCTGTGGCAGCCAGCGCTGACCGCAGGCACGCCCGACATGGTGCTGGGCCGTCCGGTGCATACGTCGGCGTTCGTGCCCGAAATCAAGGCTGGGGCGTCGACGGTCGCGTTCGGTGACTTGGGCTATTACTGGATCGCCGACCGTCAAGGTCGCTCGTTTAAGCGGCTCAACGAGCTGTTCGCAACTACCGGGCAGGTGGGATTCCTGGCCTCCCAGCGCCTGGACGGGAAGCTCGTCTTGCCTGAAGCGGTCAAGCTGCTGACTCAGAAGACTGGAGCTTAACTAGATAAGGAGGTGGCCGCAATGACCGCTGTTGATTTGGTTGCGCAGGTGAAGGCGAACCTACTTATCACCTTCGATGACGACGACACACTGATTGGTGCCCTAGTCAATGCGGCCACCTCCTACGCCACCAGCTACCAGCACCTGCCCGAAGGTCACTACGAACAGACCGCCATGTCCGGGGCAACCCGCCAAGGCATCGTGATGCTCGCGAGCCACTTCTACGAATCCCGCGACGGCTCCACCGCAGGCTTCTGGGCAGACAAGCCCGACGCCGCCAAAGCCGTGTGGGACGCGGTCAACAACCTGCTGCGACTCGACCGCAACTGGAAGGTGTAGATCATGGCTTCGATTGGTTCGATGCGCACCACGATCGATCTCATCGCCCCAGTCACCGTCCGTGATAAGGCGGGCTTTACAACTCTACACGCGATGAGGTTCGGGCGACTGTGCGGGCGTATGTGGAGACCCGGCACGCCTCGGCGGCGTGGGTGAACCGTGCCGCATACACGAAAGCCGACCGGCTGTTCCGAATCCGCGCCATCCCCGGCCTCCTGGTCAGCACGGATATGGAGATCACCAGCCCGGACGGCCGCTACGTGATCGACAGCGTCGAACAGATCGGCAGGTATGTGGAGATCCTCACCCACATCGTCACGCCTGAAGGGAGTTGACCATGGCGCGCGTGCAGATCAGGCTCCCCAACGCCTTCATTGACTCCCTGAACGCCGCATCCAGCGTGCTGGACACCTCCGCAGGCGAGGTGCTCGGTGCGGGGGCTGCCGTGGTGGAACCTCGGATGCGCTCGAATCTCGCCGCCGCTATCGGGGCGGGCACGAAGGGGCCGTCACGTTCGACCGGCCAGTTGCTCGGCGCGCTCGGCACCACGAGGGTGAAGGTGAACAGCAAAGGGGATCACAACATCAAGGTCGGGTTCGCTGAAAACCGGCGCGATGGGCGCTCGAATGCGTTGATCGCCAACGTTCTCGAACACGGCCGCAGTGATCAGCCTGCCCGGCCGTTTCTGGCCCCCACCAGGAGCCAGACCAGGCGCGGCGCAATCCAGGCCATGAAGCAGGCGTTGGCCGCCAGGATCGGGCAGGTGAAACCATGACTGCCCCACTCCTGGAAAGAGTGACTGGGGTGGCTGACCGGCTCGGTCTGCCCATCGCCGTCGGCTTCTACACCGACAGCCCTGCACCGGCCACTTACCTCGTCGCCACACCGCTCGGCGACATGTTCGACGTGTTCGCCGACAACACCCCTGGCGTCGAGATCGAGGAAGCTCGGCTGGCGGTGTTCACCACTGGCAACTACCTGCCCATCCGTGACCGGCTCACCAAGGCGCTCCTCGACGCCGGACTCACGGTCACGGCACGTCGCTATGTCGGTTTCGAGGCCGACACCGGCTACCACCACTACGCGCTCGATATCGCATCCCACCACCAGTACTAGTGAAAGGACACTACTTTATGGCCACGATTGGTTTGGACAAGCTCTACTACGCCACGATCACCGAAAACCCAGACACGGGTGAGGAAACCTACGCCGCCCCGAAACAGCTCGCAAAAGCCATCTCCGCCGAACTTTCGGTGGAGGTGGCTGAGGCGATCCTGTACGCCGACGACGGGGCGAGCGAGATCGTGAAGGAATTCAAATCCGGCACCCTCACCCTCGGGGTGGATGATCTGGGCGGTGAGGCTGCCGCCGCACTGACCGGGGCAACTCTGGACGGCAACGGAGTGCTTATCTCCACCTCCGAGGACGGCGGAGCACCAATCGCGATCGGCTTCCGCGCCGCACGCTCTAACGGTAAGTACCAGTACTTCTGGCTCTACCGGGTGAAGTTCGCCCTGCCGACCACGACGCTGGCCACCAAAGCCGACTCGATTACGTTCTCCACCCCCTCGATTGAGGGCACGATCCTGCGACGCAACAAGCCAGACGCGAAGGGTCGTCACCCGTGGAAGGCCGAAGTCACCGAAGGCGGCCCCGGGGTGAAGCCCGAGACAATCACGGGCTGGTATGCCCAAGTGTACGAGCCCGCGACTGAAGCATCCGCAGCCTAAAAGAAAGGGACGGGCATTATGGCAACGACAACGATTCCGGCGACTGACCCCACCCGATCCGCAACAGTGTCGATCGGTGGTGAGGAGTTCGAGCTGGTGCTCACTACCCGCGCCACCCGAGTCATCGCGGAGCGCTACGGCGGTCTGGAACACCTCGGCGAAGCCCTCGAAACGTCGAGTGACCTGGGGACGACGTTGGGTGAGGTGATCTGGCTGATCACCCTGCTCGCTAACCAGTCCGTGCAGATTCACAACCTGCGCCACCCCGACAGCACACGTCCCGAACTCACTGAAGAAACGGTGGAGTTGCTGACGGTGCCGGCGGATCTGGCTGACTACCGGGGTGCGATCGCTGAAGCATTGCAGCGGGGAACGCGCCGTGCGATCACGACCGAAGCCCCAAAAGAACCAGCCGCGACCCCAGCCAAGGACGGCTAGTTGACACCACACCAGAAGCCGTCTTCACAAGGCTGACGTATATCGGGATAGCCCACCTCAACCTCACCAGAGACGAGGTGGGCTTAACCGTCTTTGGAGAACTCCTCGACCTCATCGACTGCTGGCGCATCGAAACCGGGCGAGCCGAACCCGCCCGCCACCGGTACATCGACGATGTAATCCCCGCCGGGATTTAGGTGTTGTGGTTCTTCATGGCAGTATCGATCTCTTGGCTCTGTTCATCCAACGTTTCAGTTAGTTGCGCACGTCGTTGAAGTTCTGGTCTGTGTTTAGCGCTTTTGGCGATCTTCTCCCACGGGATCTCCTTTTTTATGAAGCTCAAACGCTGAGATCCAGATCTCTCAATCAGAAGAGCCTCGTTACAAATGCTCTTCAATCTTTCCGGAGGTACTGCGTGCAGCGCCTCTGCTAGCCAGACTTTCGCTTCGGGACAGCGCAGACTGTTGTACTTTCTCTGCGCCGACAAATTCACGTTACGGGGCTTGTCATTGTAATGAGGGTCGGGATACAGCCCCTCGAAAAAATAGAAGATGAGGTGTTCTCTTTGAGATGACCACCATCGTCCGCTCTTCTGGGGGTCACTTTCCTCAAACCATGAAGATATAGGCATCCATGCTGGTAGTTCAGTCAACATTTCTGCGAATGCTCTGACGTCAAAATCCAAATCTTTATCAGGGATCTCATCCATGGCAGCTCCTTCCACACAGTTCCATTCTAATTCTCTCATTTTCTCACTGGAGGTGAACCCTGATGGCTGATTCGACGTTTGGTTTGAAGATTGGTTTGGAGGGTGAGCGGGAGTTTAAGAAGGCGATCACGGATATTAACCGTGAGATGCGGGTGTTGGGCTCGGAGATGAAGCTGGTGGCCTCTCAGTTCGATAAGAACGACCAGTCGGCTGAGTCATTGACGGCCAGGAATCAGGTGTTGGGCAAGGAGATCGAGGCGCAGAAAACCAAGATCGACACCCTCCGCCAAGCCCTGCAAAACAGCGCCACATCGTTTGGTGAGAACGATAGCCGCACGAAGAATTGGCAGATCCAGCTCAACAACGCCGGTGCAGAGCTGAACAAGCTTGAAGGCGAACTCAAAGCCAACAACGACGCCCTGACGGAGTTTGGTGATGAGGCTGACGGTGCTGGTGACGATGCTAAGGGTGCGGCGAAGGATGCGGTGCGTCTTGAGGGCGCTGTGGATGATCTCGGAGACGAGATGGACACCACTTCAGGCAAGACGCGTGTTTTCGGTGACGTGTTGAAAGCTAATCTCGCCTCTGAAGCCATCATTGCGGGCGTGAAGGGTATTGGGCATGCGATCGCTTCGATTGGTCGCGGTATGGCCGGAGCGCTGAAGGAAGGCGTGGAGTACAACGCTCGCATGGAGCAATACACCACCTCCTTCACCACGATGCTCGGTGATCAGGCGCGTGCCCAGCAGCTCGTTAATGACCTGAAGGTTGAAGCAGCGAAGACCCCGTTTGGCATGGAAGACCTCGCCAGCAACATGCAGACCCTCCTCAGCTTCGGCATGTCGTTGGAGGACGCCCAAAAGCACCTGCACGAGATCGGCGACATCTCCCAAGGCGACGCCGTGAAAATGGAATCGTTGACCCTCGCGTTCGCGCAAATGTCCTCGACGGGCAAGTTGACCGGTCAGGATCTGCTGCAGATGATTAACGCCGGATTCAACCCCCTCGAAGAAATCAGCCGTAAGACTGGCAAGTCGATTGGCGAGTTGAAAGAGGACATGGCCAAGGGTGCGATCAGCGCTGACATGGTTGCTGACGCGTTCGCTTCGGCTACGGCTGAAGGTGGCCGGTTCTATGGGGCGATGGATGCCCAATCGAAAACCTTCTCCGGACAGCTAGCCACGTTGCAGGATGGGGTCGAAAACCTCAAAGGTGTGCTGGCTGGCGGGCTGTCGGAGGCGTTGGTGGGTTCGGTGTTGCCGATGGTGGGTGGCTGGATTGACGAACTGACCGCAGCTTTCGAAGAAGGTGGCACACCCGCCCTTATCGACACCCTCGGCCAAGTCCTGCAAGAAGCCCTCGGCTTTATTGCTGAGCAGTTGCCGATGGTGGTCGAGACCGGCATGTCCATTCTCACCGCACTGTTAGAGGGCATCATTGACGTGCTCCCACAAGTAGCGCAGACGGCGGTGACGCTGATTATCGCGCTGGTCGAGGCCATCATCGAAGCCCTGCCGTCTCTGCTTGAGGCGGCGGTGCAGATCATCGCCACGCTGGTGTCTGGTATTGGTGAAGCCCTGCCGGAGTTGATCCCCGCGGCGGTGGAAATGCTTGTGGCTTTGGTGCAGGGGCTGGTCGATAACCTGCCGTTGCTACTTGATGCGGCGTTGCAGCTCATCACCGGACTTGCCGAAGGGCTGATCGCAGCAATCCCTGTCATTATCGAAGCCCTCCCACAGATCATCACCGGCATCGTGACCTTCCTCGTTGGTGCTATCCCGCAAATCATCCAAGCAGGAATCCAACTCTTGACGGCGTTGATTGGGGCGTTGCCGCAGATCATCACGGCGATTGTGGCTGCGTTGCCACAGATTATTACCGCGATCGTCAGCGGCGTGGTTGGTGCGATCCCACAGCTCATCCAGGCCGGTATTCAGCTATTGACGGCGTTGATTGGTGCTCTACCGACCATCATCACGACGATCGTGGCGGCGTTGCCCCAGATTATTTCGGCGATCATCAATGGCATTGCCGGTGCGATCCCGCAACTTGTCCAAGCAGGTATTGGGCTGCTCACGGCGCTCGTGGCGGCGTTGCCACAAATTATTTCAACGATCGTCCAAGCGATCCCACAGATCATTACCGGTATTGTCTCGGCTGTTGGTCAGGGTGTGAGCCAGATGGCTGAAGCGGGTAAGAACCTCGTCTACGGATTGTGGAACGGTATCCAGTCGCTGGCTGGGTGGTTGTGGGATTCGGTGTCGAACTGGGCATCAGGTATTTGGGATTCGATCACCGGCTTCTTTGGTATCCACAGCCCGTCCCGGAAGATGGCGTGGGCAGGGCGCATGCTTGTCGAAGGCCTGGCAGGTTCCATCCGCACCGATGGCAACAAGGCCGTGACTGCCGCTTCTGGGTTGGCGCGCGAGACGATAGACGCCTTTGCTGACCTTGAGGATGGACTGAACGTGCCGATCGAGGCGGTGGCAGACCTACAGGTACCAAGCGTTGATCTCACCCCACAACCTGTCACCTTCAACCGTGGCGCGAATGATGGGGCTGATCGTGAGCGGGTGGATGTGGCAAGCATCGTGGACGCGACCGCCAAACGCATCCTCGGGTCTTTGGATATTTCGGTGACGTTATCGGATGGGACGCTGGTCGGCAAACTTGCACCCGCTCTCGACAAACAACTCGCGCGTCTTGATCGGCGGCAAAGTTTGATGGCAGGAGGCTACTAATGTACGGTTTCACCCTAAACAACACGGTGACCTCTGTATCGCTTGGTCTGCGCTTGACCGCGCCGGTCGCAATCCCGGCAGCCATCCGTGCGGTGGACGATATTAAGGTTGAAGGCAGAGCAGGCACCCTGACTAGGTTGACCGGCTGGGAAGATACCGAACTCGATCTTGAACTCGCTGTTCCTATTCGTGGCGGGTGTGAGCAGTACCGGGCAGCTGCCAACCACCTCACCAATGCCCAGACCATCGCATTTACTGGTGAGCCGGGTGTGTATCGCAAGGTCAAGCACTGCGAAGTGAGCGAACTACACCGGGACTTGCCGGGGTGGGGGTTCTTCAGTACGCACCTGACCTGCCAACCCTTCACCTACCTGACCGAGGGATTGAAGCCGGTAACACTCACGGCATCTGGGACGATCACCAACCCTGGCCTACTCGACGCTGATCCGGTCATCACAATTACGGGCACGGGTGCACTGTCCTTGACCATCAATTCGATAATCCATCACGTGAATTCACCGGCCGGGCAGGTCACGCTCGACAGTGAACGTCTCCTCGCACACGGCCACGGGAAGGTCCAAACCGATGCGCTCACCGGGCCGTTCCCAGCCTTCAAGCCTGGGCTGAATCGAGTCACGCTCGGTGCTGGCATCTCAAAAGTGGTCATCGTGGCGAATTGGCGCAACCCCTAACACCAGCTCACTTAATTTCTGACGGTCCCCTTTTTGCTTGGGTGGCCATCGTCTTGTTTGGAAGGCACTCTCATGATTACGGTTCACGACCGCGCTACCACCACTTTCACCACCACTGGCCTTGGTGTCTTGGATCGGGAGATTATCAACCCCATTGTCACGGAAGAGCTTGGCGGTGAATTCTCACTAACCTTCACCTACTTGGCAGACGGGCCAGCAGCCGAGCACTTAACGCTTGAGAACATTGTGGCTGCACCTGTTCCGGGGCTGAAGCTGCGGCAGGGTTTTCGGATTAGCGAGGTCGTCACCACCCTCGAAGGCATGCTGGAAGTGTCGGCGTTTCATGTGTTTTATGATCTGGCCGCGAACCTCATCGCCGACACCTACGTGGTCAATAAGACCGCCACAGGCGCACTCACACAGATTCTTGGTGCGGCGAACGCGAGCCACGGGTTTACTGCCACAAGCTCGGATACGGTGACGCGATCCTCGGCGCGGATGGTGCGCATGCCCATCGCCGCAGCGCTCATGGACACTAGCGAGGACAACACGTTTGTTTCGCGTTGGGGCGGCGAGATCATGCGGGATAACTGGCTGATCCACCACACACCTATGCGTGGAGCCAACCACGGGGTGGTCATCCGTGACCGTAAAAACCTCACCGGCTTCGAATCAGCCATTGATTTTTCGACCGTGGCGACGAGGATTTTGCCAGTCGGCTACGACGGACTCTTACTACCTGAACTCTATGTGGATAGCCCGAAGATCAGCGATTATGTGGTGCCGCGTATCCGCGTCATCCGCTACGGGCAAGTTAAAGCCATCACCGATAACGACAATCCGCGTGAGGGCGAACTCCCACTCGACCAAGCACACGGCGAGCTGCGCCGACTAGCGGCAGCAGAATTCAGCGCCAAGCATGCGGATGAGCCTTCCGCCTCCTACAAGGTGCGGTTCGTCGACCTCGCCACAACCTGCGAGTACGCTGATCTCGCGCAGCTGGAAAGCGTGGAGATTGGCGACACGGTTACCGTCCGCCACAGTGATCTTGGGATTGCGCTGTCGGCGCGGGTCGTGGCCTACGAATACAACCCACTGTCGCGCCACTACATCTCGGTCGAACTGGGTTCTACTGCTAGGAAGTTCACGTCTGTCACCGGGCAAGTCAAGTCTGCGATGAGCGCTGCTTTACAGGCATCGGATGCGGCAGGATTCGCGTTGGCTAGTGCGGATGGGAAAAACACTAACTACTACGGCACCACCCAACCCGAGAAAGCTCACCTCGGTGATACGTGGTTCAAAAGCAGCGACGAAACCACCGAGATCTGGATCTATCGGGTCACTGACACTGGCCAGCCCGGCTGGGTCGCGCTCGCCACCGATCTGAATCATGCCCAAATCAGCGCGGAACTGGATGCCGCACGCCGCGAAGTCGAGGACGTCAAGGCCCAGACCATTCGGGTTGATAGTGCGATGAGCATGTTGAGTGGACGCCTCGAGGAAGCAAACACGGAGCTCATGCAAGCCCGCAGCGATGCTCAAACGGCACGAGATACGGCTGCGGAGGTGAACCAGTTTGCGACCAAGATCGCCACTGTGGTTGACCAACACACAACAGACCTTCAAGCAGTAAAGGATGTGGCACAGCGTGCTCAACTCACTGCCACCAAGGTTGAGGATACGGCGAAGCAGATCGACACGAAGCTCAAGCAAGCCAACACCGAGATAGCACAAACGAAGCAGGCCGTCACCCAAGCAAGTACCAACATTTCGAATGCTCACAAGCGCGCCGATGACGCATACACGCTCGCCTCTGCCAGGCCCTCCACCGCGCAGGTGAACACTTTGATTGCGGCATCGGCGAACACGAAAAACACCATCACCTACTCAAGCAACCCGCCTTCTGGGTTTGGCAGCCGCATTGGTGATACCTGGTGGCAACAAACAGGTGGCCAGCTGCGCGGTCAGTGGCAGTGGGACGGCAAAACCTGGGTGCAACGCAAGCTGCGCCATGAGATCATCGCCTCCGTTGACACCGCAACCCTCGTGGCAGGTAGCGCCCGGATGGGCAAGGCTGTTGTGGAGCGGATCGTCGGTGATGCCGCCTTCTTCGGCGTGTTGGCAGCGAACCGGATTGTGGTCGGTGATGGAACAAACCTGTGGGGCGATCCTGACTTCTATGCCTCCTATCCGGGCTGGATGAGCACAGATGGGAAGCTCAGCCGAAAGGCAACGGGAACTCAGTCGGGTACCTACTTCACCCACACTGTGATCGAGGTCCGCCCAGGCGACAAATTTGTGGGCTCGTTCCGTTTCTCCCGCTCGGACGGCGCCCAACAGATCGTTTTACACGCCCAGCGCCAGCTTGCCTCCACAGGTGAATGGAAATATTGGGGGCATCTGGCAGCCACCACAAAAAACAGCGAAGCCACGACGAGTGTGCCGCTGACGGTCCCGGCCGACACAGCCAAGGTTCGCTTCGGACTATTCGTGGAAGCAGCCACCGTCACCGGAGCCGAAGTCGCGGTGTGGGACGTACAAATCCGGCGTCAAACACCAGCCACGCTGATCGAAGACGGGGCGATCACCACGGCCAAAATCGCGGCAAATACCATCACCGCCGTCAACATCCAGGCAGGAGCAGTAACTTCCGACAAACTCAGTATCGCTAACGGGTTTATTACGAATGCGATGATCGCGAACGCCGCCATCAATGACGCGAAAATCGCGAATCTGTCGGCCTCGAAGATCACGGCAGGCACATTGAACGCCGCCCGCATCGCCGCAGGAAGTATTACCTCCGACAAGCTGACCATCGCATCCGGTTTTATCACCAACGCGATGATCGCGAACGCGGCGATCAATGATGCCAAGATCGCTAATGTCTCAGCATCAAAGATCACGGCTGGGTTTTTGGCCGCTGACCGTATCGCTGCAGGCTCTGTTACTTCTGACAAGCTCACGATCGCTTCGGGGTTCATCAAGACGGCGATGATCGCTAATGGGGCGATCACGGACGCAAAAATCGGGAATCTATCGGCAAACAAGATTACGACCGGGACGCTCTCGGCTGCACGCATCGCAACAGGCAGCATTACCTCGGATAAGCTCACGATCGCCAACGGATTTATTCAATCCGCGATGATCAAAGACGCAGCGGTCACGAGCGCGAAGATCGCCTCCCTGGATGCTGGCAAGATCACCACCGGGTATCTCAACGCAGACAGGATCGCCGCGCGCTCGATTACGGCGGACAAGCTCGCCACCAACGCCATCCAAGTAGGCCTGGCAGGCTGGACCAGCTCCATCCGCATCACCCCGTATCAGATCGCTTGGTATGACGGCTCCACCTTGGAAGGCAAGATCACCAGCGCTGGCATGCAGTTCTGGTACGGCACCCGCTATATCGGCGAGTTCGCGCGGCGGGCGCATAAGAACAAACCGAATGTGCAAGGCATCGTCAACCAGCTCGCCTATCGTGGCGACTACGTCGCATGGACCTACCAGAACACCAACGGCGGAGACTACTACACCTGCCTCACGCTCGACCCGAAAGGATTGTTTTACGGCAAATCAGGTATCCACCTTGGTAGTGACCTGCGTACTGGTGGCTACAAGTTCTACACCACCGGCTCGCGCTACGTGACCTTGCAAGACTGCACGCTGGCCGGGAAGGGCACGCATCCGGGCTGGGTAGGACAAACCGGGAATTCCAAGATCGTCTTCCACACCTACGACGTCATGGTCGTCACCAACGGTTCGTACTACAACATGACCCGCCTGTTTGAGCGCACCAAAGATTTGATGAGCCGGATGAACACGATCCTCAGCCTGCTCAACCAAGGGTGGATTAAATCCATCTCCGGAAGCGGCTCGAATATCACCTGGCAGTACTTCTCCACCACCGGCCTATCGGCCATGTCCACAACCCTCGCCTAGAAAAGGAAACCCCATGAAAATCATGCTCGCCAACCAACATCTGCAGCCCATCGCAGAGCTACTCGCTGGAATGCCGCTCAAAGCGGCACAATCCAGGGCTCGCTCGAAACTGCTGACGTTGGTGAAAGAGGCGATTGCCCGGTTCGGGGAAGACGAATACGACCTCGTCACCGCCTACGCCACTCTCGACGATAACGGCCGCCCCGTATTCGCCGACGATGGCACCTTCGTCCTCGCCAACCCCGACAAAGCTGGTGAGTTCCTTGCCGCACGCACCGAATTGCTGGCCTCGGTCGCTGAAGTCTCCGGCCCCACCTACGACGGCCACCTCACAGACGTGAAAACCTTCCTCGACGGCTATGACGGTGAACTGTCTGGCGAAGCAGCCGAAGCCTACGACGTCCTCTACGACGCGATCACCAAGGACAACCAATGAGCACCGAAAACGAGAACACCGAACTGACCGAACCCAACACCGATAAGCCAACGTCAGGCAAAGAAGTCCAGTTACCGATTATCCCAGTTGAATCCGATGCCACGCCCGCACCACCAGCAGCACATATCGAAGCCCAGGAACTGCCAGTGTCCAAGGCGGCATCGTTCGACTTGAGTCTGCCAATTCTCGAGGTCTTGACCGACCCGACCATGTAAATCGCTGCGCAGCAGCACATTGTGATGCCTTCACCCCAGGTGGGTGTGGGCAATTTTTTATGCCTAGATAAGGACCACTCTCATGGCTATACACACCATCTGGCACACCATCCAAACCACCATCGCCGGTATCGGTGCCTGGCTCGCCGCTTACCTTGGAGGTCTCGACGGTTTGGTTTACGCGCTGATCGTCTTCGCCATCGCCGACTACATCACCGGCGTACTCGCCGCCATTTCAGAGCGCCGCCTGTCCAGCTCCGTCGGGTTCAGAGGAATCAGCCGAAAAATCCTCATCTTCACCCTCGTCGGACTCGCACACCTCATCGACGTCCATGTTCTCGGCACACCAGGCGTACTACGGGCGGCGGTCATCTTCTTCTACCTATCCAACGAAGGCATCTCGCTGGTAGAAAACGCCACCCGCCTCGGCCTACCCATCCCCGCCCAAATGCGCGGCGCACTCGACGCGATAGCCAACCGCGCCGAGACCCGACCCTCACTGACCGAACCACCAACTACTGAAAACCCAACCGAAAAGGAGAATCACTGATGAAAAACTGGAACACCCTTGAGGCCGACATCGACCTCATCATGAACAAGCACTACACCCCAGGCAGGAACGGCCGAAAGATCGATAAGGTCATCATCCACCACAACGCAGGCAACCTCACCATCCGTGGCTGCTGGGACGTGTGGCAAACCCGCCAAGCAAGTGCCCACTATCAAGTCCAATCCGACGGCACAATCGGCCAGCTCGTGTGGGACTCCGACACCGCTTGGCATGCCGGAAACTGGGATGCCAACACCACCAGTATTGGTATCGAACATGCAGACGCCACCACAACTCCCTGGAGCGTATCCCAGGCCTGCCTCGATAACGGAGCACACCTGGTCGCAGCCATCTGCAAGTACTACAAGCTTGGTCGCCCCGCGTGGGGTAAAAACGTCTTCGGACATTCCCACTTCTCCGCTACCGCCTGCCCAGCATCCCTCGCCGGAACCCAACACCAGGCGTATATGGCGCGCGCCGGGTACTGGTACGACCAGATGAGTGGCACCACGCCGACACCCAAACCGCAACCCACGCCAGCACCAGCACCGAATATTGATGCGTTGGCTGATGCGGTCATCCGTGGTGACTACGGCAACGGCGAGGAACGCAAGCGCCGCCTCGGGGCGAATTATGCCGCCGTCCAGAAGCGCGTGAACGAGAAACTCGCAGGCAAAACCACGACCAAGCCCTCCGTCAATATCGATGCGCTGGCTGATGCGGTGATTCGCGGCGAGTACGGCAACGGTGACGAACGCCGCCGCAGGCTCGGTGCGAACTATGCCGCCGTCCAGAAACGCGTGAATCAGAAACTCGGCTACTAAACACTCCATCCCAACCGATGAGTCAATGGCCCCGCTGCTGCCCTTCGAGGTGGTGGCGGGGCCTTTTTCGTTTTCCTGGCCAAGGGGGAGTGGGTGGTTATAAATCGGTGTGGCTCGAAGCCCTGTCAGTAGAGACCTACTGATGAGGAGAGCGCCGTGGCGAGTGAGATTACCCGTGAGCAAGTTATGGAGCTACGCCGCCGAGGCGCATCGTATGGGCAGATCGCCACCAGTTTGGGCATGTCACGCAACACGGTGAAGTCAATCTGCCGCAGAGCCAACATCACCACCGCCCCGGCAGTCGAGTCTGAGCCTGCAAAGGTATGCGAACAGTGCAACGGCCATATCGAGCCAGCGGTAGCAGGGCAAAGGTTCTGCTGCGATGCGTGCCGCCTGGCGTGGTGGCATGCCCACCCGGAGCGGCTCAACCGGCAAGCGATCTACACCTTCACCTGCGCCGCCTGCGGTGAGGGTTTCGATGCCTACGGAAACAAGCACCGCAAGTACTGCTCGCACCCGTGCTATATCCGCCACCGCTTCAACACCCGAGGCGGCAGACCATGACCAGCGAGATCTTCGATGCCGAAGTCGACCTCACCCGCCAGGTCGCCTTCATCAATCAACTTGCTCAGGCCGGTGCGCTCACCGAACAGGAAGCGAACACCGTTCTCGCCCGAATCACAGACGAGTCGGCTGCTGTGGTGGGGGCGCTGATTGTGCGGGTTCGACTGGATAAAACCCGGGTTTAGAGCGTACATGGATACAACCACCAAACCCCTAGCCAACAAAGGAAAACGAAGGGCGAAAGGAGATTGATGCACGTGGGTGAGATGAGGGTGATCCCAGCAAAACTAGCCCGGCCACAGCGGTTGAAGGTTGCGGCCTATGCGCGGGTGTCCACCGAGCACGAACGCCAGTTGTCGTCGATCGCCGCCCAAGTCTCGTACTACTCTCATCTGATTCAATCCACCCCTGGTTGGGACTATGCGGGTGTGTTCATCGACGAAGGCATCACCGGCACCTCCACCAAACACCGCGACGGATTCAACGACCTCATGGACACTGCCCGGGCAGGCGGCATCGATGTGATTTTGACGAAGTCGATCTCCCGGCTCGCCCGCAACACCGTTGACCTGCTCGAGGCTGTGCGTGAACTGAAAGCCCTGGGTGTGGCGGTGCGGTTCGAACGTGAACAGATCGACACCGCCACCGCTGACGGTGAACTCCTGCTCACCCTATTGGCATCGTTTGCACAGGAAGAATCCCGATCCATGTCAAAGAACGTCAAATGGGGGATCAGGAAGAAATACGCCGACGGATTCATGCACTCGCGCCAACCCTACGGCTACCAATACGTGGGTAGTGACTTGGTCGTCATCGAGGCCGAAGCCGAGATCATCAGAAGGATATTTGCGGAGTTCCTGGCGGGCATCTCACCCGAAGCCACAGCCGCCCAGCTGAATGCTGAAGGGATCACGCCCAGGCGCGGAGCCAAGTTTCGTGGGAAGACGATCCGTAAATGGCTCGAAAACGAAATCTACACCGGCCGCGTGATTCTGCAAAAGTACTATCGGCCAAAAGTGTCAGAATCGAACTGTCATACCAACACTGGCGAGCTGCCACGCTACCTCGTCGAGGAATCCCACCCGGCGATCATCGACCAAGCCACGTTCGATGCCGTCCAAGCCGAGTTTGCCCGGCGCAGACATCTTGGACGTGGAGCCACACCCTCAGGTGGAACTACCGGGCTCACATCTCGGATCGAATGCTCTGTCTGTGGCAGGTTCTATCACCGTCGCACCAAGAAACGCCGCGCGTCGACATACAAGTTCTGGTGGTGCGAAACCGCCACCAAAGGCAAAGGCAACCCCTGCCGGGCACCCCAAATCCGAGAAACACACCTCACCAGGGTCTGTGCCAGCGTGCTCGGCCTCGACGACTGGGACGACGAGCACGCGCTCACGCACCTGACAAAGATCGTCGTCAACGCCGACCGCACACTCACCATCCACACCACCAGCGGCGAAGCACCAGTGACGGTGAGCCTGGACGAGAGGAGCGCACGATGACCACGACGCAAATTCGGCGCAAGCGGGTTACCGCGATACCTGCCACGAAAACACCCGGACACAATGCCACGGCCCAGGGTGTTCAGCGTCGGCGTAGAGTGGCGGCCTACGCGCGGGTCTCCACCGAAGCTGAGGAACAAGCCTCCTCCTATGAGGCGCAAATCGACTACTACACCCGCCACATCCAATCGCGCAGCGAGTGGGAATTCGCAGGCATGTACGCCGACGAAGGCATCACCGGCACCACCACCAGACACCGCGAGGGCTTCAAAAGCATGATCGCTGACGCCCTTGCCGGAAAAATCGATTTGATCCTCACCAAGAGCGTGTCCCGGTTTGCCCGCAACACCGTCGATACCCTCACCCACGTCCGCCAGCTCAAAGACGCAGGCGTGGAGGTCTACTTCGAAAAAGAAAACATCTGGACCCTGGACTCTAAAGGCGAACTACTCATCACCATCATGAGTTCACTTGCCCAAGAAGAATCCCGCTCCATTTCTGAGAACGTCACTTGGGGTCACCGGAAACGCTTCGCCGACGGAAAAATCATGGTGCCCTACGCATCCCTGCTTGGATACAAGAAAGGCGAGGACGGAAACCTTGTCATCGACGAAACTGAGGCCCCGATCGTGCGGCGCATCTACGCCCGCTTCCTTCAAGGTGCAACCCCGCAAACTATCGCCAAAGAACTCACCGCTGATCAGATCCGCACCCCGCGTGGCAAACAAATTTGGTCGCCCTCTACTGTTCGTTCGATCCTGGCCAACGAGAAATACAAAGGCGACGCGCTGCTGCAAAAGAGTTTCACCACCGACTTTTTGACCAAAACCATGAAAGTCAACGAAGGTGAAGTACCCCAATACTACGTCACCGGCAACCACGAACCCATCATCAACCCTGCCACGTGGGACGCCGTCCAAGTAGAACTCGCCCGCCGGGCAGGCAAAGGCACCTCCAACACGCACCCCTTCGCCAACATGATCACCTGCTCTGACTGCGGCGGCAGTTTTGGGCGGAAAGTCTGGCACTCCACCAGCAAATACCGACGCTATATTTGGCGGTGCAACAACAAATACCGAAACGACTCACCCTGCAGTACCCCGCACGTCACCGAAGACCAAATCAAAGAAGCCTTCGTCAAAGCATTGACCGAACTCGTCACCGATCACGCCGTCCTTGACGACACCATGCGGCTGCTCGACGAGACTGTCTACGACACCAGCGAACTTGAATCCCAACAGGCTGAGGTAGGGGAGCGGATCGAAGAAACCATTACGTTGATGAACCAACTCATCACCATCGCAGCAGCAACCGCACATGACCCTGATGACTACGACCGCCGCTACCAACAACTAGAAGAACGGCACCAACAACTCCAAACCGAGCAACAACACGTCACCAGCAAAATCAAAGACCTGCACCACCGTCGAGCACAAGCAATAGAGATACGCGACTTTCTCGCCACCCAGCCACCACTGGAATATTCCGACCAAGCCTGGAACACCCTCGTCGACTACGCCACTATCACCGCTAACGGAGCTATCGAAATCCACTTCAAAGCATGAGCACCGGCAAGTAACGTCTGGGAATCGCCTGACGAATTCGCAAAGACATCATTAGCGGTATCTAGGCGTTCTAAAGGCACGAGCACCACCGGAGCACCTAGGAAATCCGTACGCGACCAGGCCAATTGTTCAACTGCACCCTCCTTCTCAGCCTTTGCACCTAGCTAGTCTGAAAGATCTGGGAGTCGTCGTCGAAAAATGTTACTCTAGCGCAATTTTTGATCAGCGTGGCTACATAGGAGAAGGAGTTTGGTGTTCGTTTGAAGACGCTTCTTTTGGCTCATTTCATGGTACTATGTTATGCAAGCAACCTGGTTAGGCAAAGGAGTGTGGATGGGTGAGTCGCAGTTACGTAAAGGTGCCATTGAGTTGATTGTTCTTGGCCTGCTTGCGTCTCATCGGTCGTATGGGGGTCAGCTTGTGGAGCGTTTTCGTGATGAGGCGGGGTTGGAGGTTTCTGCGGGGACGTTGTATCCGTTGCTTGCTCGCCTGCGTAAATCTGGGTTGGTGGCTACGGTTTGGGAGGAATCTCCGGTGGGGCCGCCGAGGAAGGTTTATGAGTTGGCTGAATCTGGGCAGGTTCGCTTGGTGCAGCTGCGCTTGGAGTGGGAGGCACTTAATGCGGCAGTTGAACGGACAGCGAAGAAGGAGACGCGGTGATGAAGTGGTTTGGGGCTGATGATGAAGGCCAGTTACGTGTTTTAGGGATGCCTGTCTCGGGGCTTTGGTTGGGGCGGACCGATGCCGTGTTGGATGGTTTTGAGCCGGAGAATCCGCGCTTGCTGATTCCTCGAAAATATGGGCTGGGTTGGGATATTAATCTGGGTGCTGTCGGTGTGAAGTTGGGGTTGATTCGTCCTGATGATTCTCTACCTGATCTGGCAGATTATGTTCCGGTAGCTTTGAAGCGTGGCGTGACATTGGTCACTATTGCTGGTGGGGTTAGTGTCGTGGCATGTGCGGTGGCTTTGAGTCGCAAAAGCCAGGTTCCTGTGCGATGGTCAACAACGGAGGCATCTCAAAAGTTTGCTTCAGGCAAGCTGCTTGCCCTGCCTCCGGTGGTATTGACGGGTGTCGCAACGCTGGCACCACGGGTTTTGCGGCGTGATGAGCCAGAATCTGGTGAAGCGGCTCGTTTAGCCAGTCAAGCTGATTTGCTGGGTGTAGAAGTTATGTCTTTAGCCTGGCTGATAGCGATGTGCCGCGCCACTGATAAGTCCCCACTGAGCCGCTGGCTCACGGGAGCCTGCGTAATCCTGTGGCCCTTGGTTTCTGGCGGCACCGGACTTGCTTATGTGAAAACCGCGTTAGGGCAGTTAGAAGCCAAGCTGCATGAGTCAAAGGAGAACAGGTAA